GGTGACTCCCCCGTAGACATTAGAGTACGCTTTCTATTGCTATAATTATTATTTTTTTGATTTGATTTTTCTATTCTCACAAGACGTTGATCATTAACCCCCGTCGTTGAGATTTTGTTTGGGCGCATCTTGATAGATACGGTTTGCCCGTGATTCTTTATTTGTTGTTCGTTTGTTAAGGTGGTATTTAATACTTTTATTAGTCTAGTAATTGTTTCAATTTCTGAAGCGGCTACTACTTTTCGCCATCCTCCAGACAGTTCATGATCTTGGTACATCCAAGAGTAATATTCAGCATTATCTATTTCAACTGTACTATTATCTATTTTAACTGTACTATTATCTATTTCAACTGTATTTAATTTAACTGTCTCTGCAATGGGTTCAAAAACCTCATTACAAAGGGAAGAAAATATATCAACTGTCTCATCTATATTAGTTACTTCAACTGTCTCAGTTGCTTCTAAGGCAGTTATCATATCTTCTTTTGTGGATGCCCAAGTCATAGCATCTATATTTAAAGAAGCAGCTTTAACTAGTTTCCACAATTCGGATTTAGATAATTCTTTCATGACAAATAATATTAAAATACGGTTAAAAGCTAGTAGAGGAATTGCACCCCTACCTCCAGCTTGATTACTGTTTAGCTGTAACTTCAACTGCTGACAATCTCTTCATGATTTTTTGTGCAAATAACTTATGCGTATCAGATATATAAGCATTTTCTTTTAATAATGCTTGATAACTATCTACAATTATTTCGAGTACCTTATTTTTTTCTATTATGTTTAAGGTAGACGATACTTTCTCTTCACTTTCTAAAATTACATTATTTGAGAGTAAAGACATTAATTGTATGCCTACAAGTAACCAAGAAGAAAACATTGCATTTTTGCAATGTTTATCTAGTATAAGGCATTGAGCTTGTGGAAGTAAATACCCGTTAATTAATGACTTGACGTTAGTTAATTTTAAACTTTGATACCCCTCTGGTAGTATGAGATCCCCTGTAGGTAATTCTACAGCAGCACTATCGGTCATTATTGGGACTCCGTCAGATCCCAGTATAAATGTAATCAATGTCTCATAAACCGGGTGATCTAGTGTAATGGATTTAAAACCATCTTTGTTTTTTTCGGGTATTCTTTTTACCATAACACCTCTAGAAATTGTTATTTCCATTGTCGGCATTGGCATATTCATTGAGATTTTGTACAATTGTTCTGTAATTTTTTTACCGTCCTTTTTCGGTAAAAGTAAAACCAATGAAGTATCGTTTACTCGAATTGACGGAACTATTAAACTAGTCATATTTAAATCCCAAGTAAAATTTATTGAAATAAGCTATAAGGTTAAGTTGCTTATTGACTTTTACCTATGCGGTTAATAAAGTTGTGTCATGCAAACCATTTTCATTTGCATTTCATCAATTACTGAATTTATGTCAGAGTGAACTGATGTCCATCCCCATACTGCATCATAAGCAGCATATCCATTTGTAGTCTGTTCAATTTGTCCAATCTGGCGTCCATAGCCAGATTTGGTTTTAACAAAGATTTTCACGGTTAATTCCTCATTTTTAGAATCTATTTCGTATTCGTATTCTAAAAAGAGTGGAAATAACTGGTAGACTAACTCCAAAGAATCGTTCACATTATCAGCTAAAGCATTTGTAGTAGTCATTGATGTTTTTCCTAACTGTGTGGATTTTGTTTGAGCGTTAACTCAAAACTAAGTTTAATTACACTCAGTTTTCAATTAACGTTTAACTGTTATAGTTAATTGGATAAGTAGTAATCTCAACCATTATGAGACTACTTATCTTTTAGAAGCCGACTAACAGATCCTTTATCTGTTACTAAGAAGATTAACTTAAGCTTGTGGGCTTTTGTTTGTTTCTTCTTATGTATCTACTATAACTTGTTTAAAGGGCAAATAACGAGTTTATTAAACTACTTTTAAACAGTTGTTTTTATGTATATTGTCATTGTGTATAAGCATTTTGTATTTGACATCTTATTATAATGAGTTAAGGATTAATGATTTGTTTGTTATAACAAGATACAATACTTTATGCTATTATGTGTCATATTAGGTCATAGTAAATTGTATTGATATGTGGTAGCTTGAAAGGATAAGGAGATTCTAATACAAATATAGTAATTACAAATATAAAACTAGAATATAAATATAGATACAAAACAAAACAAAATGAAACGAATAGATCCAAGAACAGGAAAAGAATATTTTACAAGAAAAATTAGTAAAGAAGATATAAAAGCAATAAAAACAAATTTCATTAATGGAGAAGTAATAGACGGAAAAAGAATTTATGCAACATTAACTGAATTAGTCAATAGATATAATACTAATAATAAAGATAATCAAATAAGTTATGCATGGATAGCAACGTTATCATCTAACGAAAAATGGTCAAAACAAAAGACTCTTATATTAAATAAAACAAGAGATCAAAGAGATGAACAAGAACTAAGAGAATTATTATCAGTAAGTAGTACATTAGAAGCAACAGTACTAGATAATGTAAATAAGACTCATAAATTAATTAGCTTATATTTAGAAAAGTACAGAGATTACTTTGGAGATGATTACGAATCTGAATATAAAGATATTACTACTGAAGATTTACCATTTATTAATACTAAAGACTTAATAGGAATTGTTGGAGCTACTGAAAAACTATTAAGTATTCAAAGAAAAGTATTAGGTGAAGAAGATTTTGCAACTAATATTTATCAAGAAATTAAAGCATTAGAAAAAGAAACTGTTAATACTAAAGATGATGTATTAAAAGAACTTAAAGAACAAATTTATGAATTAGAAATAGAACGTAAAAAAATAGATAATACTAAATACTAATAATTTTGAATCTTTTTTCTTTTTTACTATTTACTATTAAGTAGTTAGAGTTACCTGCATTAATCACAATTGTATTCATAAATATTCCCCTTTTTTAGTTGCTTTTCTTCCTTATAGCAAAAGTTAGAAGAAAAAAAGGGATTTAACAGAACTGGTTTAAAAAATAAATAATACTAATTTATGTTATTTAATATATGACTAATTACATCAATAGTAAAACTATTACCTAAACACTTTTTTCTTTGTGTATTACTTATGGATGTAATTACATTATTAAAAATACCGTATTTAGTATAATTATCTGGTATTGTTTGTAATCTTTCACATTCTATAGAAGATAATTTTCTAAGACCTAAAGCAGTTAAATAATAACCATTATTACCAGTACAGGTTAATGTTACTGATTTTTTATTAATACCATAAATTCTACCATCTTGATTATTCAATTCTAAATAACCTAATTGATCTAAACTTCCTGCTATATCTTTAAATACTATATTTCTTTTACCTTTATAAAAATAAGTATTTACATTATTAAGTTCTAATATATCTTTAACTATAATATTTTTATTAATAGGTTGTTGTATATTTTGAATATTAGTCCAATATAATCTTTTTCTGTTTTGACCAGAAACTAAAGAGGAGTTAATGCATATACATTCTACTCCTAATTCTTTACTAATTACATCTCTATATTCTTTTTTCATATATACATTTTCTAATATAAAATATTTAGGATTACATAATTTAATTAATCTTAAATACTCATAGAATAATTTACTTCTAGTATCATTAAAATTTAGTTGTTTACCTGCTAAACTAAATCCTTGACATGGACTACCTCCTATTATTAAATCAATATTTAAATATTTAAGTTGTTCTATATTACCTAACTGAATGGTATTAGGATAATTGTAATTAGTTATTGCAATAGCATATTTATCTATTTCACTGGCATAATAATTATCTACATTAATACTACTTTTATTTAGTGCAATTTGAGCGCCGCTTATACCATCAAATAAACTTAATACATTCATTTTGTTATAGCTTATAATACTTTATTTATTATTATACTAATATATTAACTATAAATCCTTACCTTTTTCAATTATGGTGGCTTAGAATAGAAATGTATCAAAAAAAGTTAAGGTCTAAAAAATGATAAATGAAATTATTGTTAAAGCAGAAGTTAAATATTTAAGTGAAGTGATTAAAGATTTTCCAGATAATTGTATATTTGATAAAGGTAAAGTAGGTGCAGGAGCTACTACTATTGCTTTGACTAATACAGAAAATTATATTATTGCAGTACCATTTGTAAGTTTAATTGAAAATAAAGTATTTCAACATAAAGAAACTGTATTAGGAGTTTACGATATAACAACTTCAGCTAAAGTTAAAAAATATTTAGCAACTAATAATATAAAAAAGATATTAGTAACGTATGACAGTTTACCTAAACTAATAGAACAATTAATAGAGTTTGGATATTCTACTAAAGACTTTTCATTATTAATAGATGAATACCATTTATTATTTATGCAGTATTCGTTTAGAAGAATAGCGGTAAAAGGTGTATTAGATAATTATTTAAGATTTAAAAAGTTTTGTTTTGTTACAGCTACATTAGTACAAGAAGAATTTATATTAGAAGAATTAAAGTATTTACCAATAGTGAAAGCTAAATGGGAAGTTACAAAAGAAGTAATAGTACATAGCGCTAGATGTAATAAAGATGTAATTCAAACAGTTGTATATTTAATTAAGAACTTTCTAAATAATAAGATTGAAGGTAACGCTTATATATTTGTTAATAGCGTTGAATTTATAAAAGAGTTAATACAATTATGTAATTTAACTAATGATAATACTAGAGCTATTTGGAGTAGACATAATAAAACAGATGTTGGATTAGAACGAGGCAGTACAATTGATAAACCTAAAAAGATTAATTTACTTACAAGTACTGTATTTGAAGGTACAGATCTTTATGACACTGAAGGTAAAATTTACATTGTTAGTGATAAGAGTAAAGCACATACCTTAATAGATATATCAACATCTTTTCAACAAATAGCTGGAAGAATAAGAAACACTAAATACTGGAATGTTATTAATCATATTTATAGTACTACTAGGTATGACATAAATATTAGTTATAACGCATTTAAAACACATACTGAAGAAACAACTAAAGACTCTCAACTCAGTATTAAAGAATATAACAATTTAAGTGAAGTAAGTAGGAAAGCCATTAATTCTATATCTAATGAATATTACATTGAAAAAATAGATAATCGTTTTTTTTTGATCCAAATTTAGTAAAAATAGATTTATATAATTTTAAGATTACTAAATGTTTATATAAATTAAGAGTTAATGTACAGAAAGAATTATTACAATATGGATATAAATTAGAAGAAACTACCTTAAATACAGAAGTTATTAATGTAGATGATTTAGGTAATAAATTTGAAGAATACATTATGCAATTAAAAGATATATATAAATCTAAATTAGAAAAAGACAAAGTTAAATATATATTAGATAAATATGTATGGTTACACGATCTAATTAATAAATTAGATTATGAAAATACATTTAAGTTTATAGAAGAAGAAAGATATAATCTTACAAATATTAAAAGAAAAGCAATTCAGTTACAAGACACTAATTTAAATAAAAAAGTAATAGATTATTTATTAACGTATTCTGAGATTAATATAGGAACATTTATAGCGGCTAGTAAAGCAAAAGAGATTATAAAAGAAATTTATAATAGTTTATATATTAAAAAAACCGCTAAAGGTACTGATTTAAATAACTATTTTATTACTAAAAATTTAAGTAAGAGTTTTAAAAATAAAGTAGTTAAAGGATTTGTGTTAATACAAAGGAAATTATAAATTTAATTATATATGTTTTAAAAAAGTTATAATAATGTAGTTAATATAATTATTTAAATGAAAACCATAATAAGGTATTTTAAATTTCAATTTAATAAAGCAGAGTTAAATTATCTTTCAACAGTATTAGGTTTAACAGCTACAATTGCAACAGTATTAACAGTAAATGAAGTAATAGATAAAAGAACAGGAACAGTAATAGCTAGTATAAGTGCGGGTATTGTATCAACACTAATTAATCAACCAGTGTCAGTTAATAAAAGAATTACTAAATAACTTTTTCAACATAATCAATTATTTTTTTTATATTACTACTATTTAGTTTATTACCTAAATAAGTAAATATTAGACTAAATATTAGAAAAAACAATAATAACTGTTTAGTGGTTAAATGTTTAAAAAACAGCAAAACAGAAATACTGTTATTAATAATATCTACTTTAGTGGTTAGTTCTTGGATATGACATTCAGTAATATTAAAGTTTTTATTATCTTGATCTTGATTTTCTTTTAAAACTGCTAATTCACTAATTAAACTATTATCGGCGGTATAGACTTTTTGGTATAAAGTTTTTACTTGCTCTTCAATACGATTTAGTAATAATTCAAGTTGTAATAATTCTTTTTGGTTATCCGAATTTTTTTCATTTAAACTACTAAATACTTCATTAATACCAACAATTGTATTATTACTATTAGTATTAATATTAGAGTTAACATTGTTATTAACTTTATCTACTAATTCTTGATATTGTTGTTCTTTAACTTTAAGTAATTGTTTAGTATCGTTTAATAAATTAATTTGTTCAATAAAAATAGTAACATCTTCATAAGTATAAAGAATTGCAATAATAAAATCTTTAATAATAATAGGAATTTTATTAGCTCTTACATGAATTTTCCGACCATCAGGAGATAATAAATGAGTTTCAATAATATTAAGTAATGACTTTTTTGAAGTATTAATTAAATTATCACAATATTTAAAATAACTAAGAGAGGTATTGTTAACATCTAAAGAACTATAGACAGGTTCATCAACAACTAAATAAGGAGCTAATGAATTATTACTACCTAAATATTTACCATTAAAATCTTTCCAATAAACATATACAGGAATATTATCAATAATTCTATCTGAAGTAGGTTCTAAGATATTAGCAGTTAAATTTATATCTTTATGACCAATTACAATAAACTCTTGGTTATTAATTGTTTTACCTAAAAGCATTAACGACAAAGTATCATTAATAGTTTTAGTAATATTATTTTGTTTAACAATTAAGTTAATATTGGTTTGATAATTTTCTTTAGTATTTAAAGTATTTAAATAGATCAATAAACTTATATCACTATACATACTTAAGTCTAGTGAATCTAAGAATCCAACTTCTTTGTTAGTGAATAAACTGTTATCAATATTAAATAAATCAGAATAACAATTATTAACTTCTATATAAGAATAAGTGTTAGTATCTGAAACATATTTTATATGTAAATAAATACAAGGTAATAGATTAATATTAGACATGAGGATAAATATATGTATTTATATTATAAGATATAAAAATGAATAAACATAATATACACGATTTACAGAAAAAACTAGAAGAAGAACGTTATAAATTATGTGAACAAAGCTTTTATTATTTTTTAAAAACGTGTTGGTCACATATGGATACAGCAAAGTTTATAGATTCATGGCACGTTGAGATGTTATGTAGTCATTTAGAAGCTCAATATAGAGGGGTTCCTGAGCTTAAGAAGCTATGTATTAATATACATCCTAGATTATCTAAAAGTTTAATTTGTAGTGTTGCGTATCCTTGCTGGATATGGTTACAAGACCCAACAGAAGAGATAATGATAGTGTCACATACAATTGATTTAATATATCAATTTAATACAAGTAGTAGAAATTTATTAAAATCAGAATGGTTTTATAGTTATTGGATTGAGCAAAAAAAAGTATTTGATTTCAGTAAAGATTTTGACACAAAAAAGCAAATCAATAATACAAAAGGAGGTAGAAAGTTTGGAACATCACCAGGGTCTAAAATTATAGGTAAAGGAGCAAATATATTTATATTGGATGATTTTAATGATCGTTCAGAAGCATTTAGTCCAGCAGAATTACATAAAAAGAATGAGTTTTATTTAGGTACATTAAAAAACAGAGCAAACAGTATTGAATCTAAATGGTTGAATATACAACAAAGAATACATCCGAATGATTATACAGGATGGTTAAAAGAGAATGAAGAACATGATTGGACATTTTTAGTATTACCAGCAGAATACAATAAAAAATCAATTGTATTTAAATCACCAATAGGGATTAATGATCCAAGAAAAATAGAAGGGGAAGTAATATGTCCTGCAAGATTCCCTTCAGATTATTATTATTCAATAAAATCAGATGCATTTATTTGGAGTAGTATGTATCAACAAGATCCTCAAAATTTAGGAGGAAATGTAATTAAAGAAGAATGGATACAATTTTATGAAGAAGAGATACCGATTAGTTTTTTTAATGAAGTAATAATAAGTGTTGATTTAGCAGCAGAAATAACAGAAGAAACAGATTACAGTGTATTTGCAGTGTTAGGAAAGAAAGAATCAAAGATATATTTAATAGATTTATTAAGAGCTAAATTAGAGTTTGCGGATCAAGTTAAATCATTATTAGCATTAACAAATAAATATCCAAATACGACAGTAATAGTAGAAATGAAATCTAATGGAAATGCGTTATACGATACATTCAAAAGAATAATACCAAGAATAGTAGCATCAACACCAAGTAATCAATTAAGTAAATTACATCGAGTATATGCAACAGTACCAAGTTATTTAACAGGTAATATATATATGCCAAATAAAGAATTAAAGTATTGGATGGAAGATGTATTAAATGAATTATTAGCGTATCCTAAAAGTCCAAAGAATGACATAACAGATGCAATAACGCAAGGAATAAATTATTTTTCATCATTTATAGCAGATACAATAAACTATGTACCTAAAACTAAAAATACGTTAAGGAATTCAGCAATAGAAGATTTAAAAACCCCATTAAAATATGGAATAAGTGAAAAGAGAACTAACATATGGAAATAGATTAATTAAATTGAAATTGTGGAAGTAATTGTTCAGATTCAGGAGAGATCAAGAAATAGGTAGGA